AGAGTTGATTACCTGCCAGAGTGTCCTTCTAGGTATCTCTAGCATAGCATAGAACATGTCGAAAGGTTAACTTTCAAATGTTGAAAAGCTATGTAAGAGAACTGTTACGCCTGTATCGTGCAATCTTAAAAGACTGCCGATATATGCACCCCACACTCAGGAAAGAATTCCGTAAGGACTTCCGAACCCTGAAACGTCTCTCTCAAGCGCGTGGGGTCTACTTCTTCTTAGTAGACCTTCCGCGCCTCGGAAAGCACCTTGATAGGTGCCTAAGTAGAGGCCAGTACATCTCCCCCTCAAGGTGCGGCGGAAGCCGCGTTTCGAGGGAGGAAGTGATCCCGAAATTATTTCGGGGACTCTTCTTACTGGTATTTGAGAAAGACGGAGGTATGCTTCGCACGCCTAATCTCGAGGCAATTCTTTGTTTGCGTGAACTATTCAACGCAGCGAAGAAGGTGCCGCTCCCCTGTGCCGCTCGGCACGTCAAAACGGAGTTTGAAAACTTCGTAAAGCGTAATGAGCAGCTGGAGACTTGGAACGCCCTAGATGGATTCTGGGACGATACCAAGGGACGAGACGACGAGGAGCTGAAAGAGTACTATGCCTACCTAGCTACTGGTAGGCGTATGGACTCTTTCCTGCGCGAGCTTGACAGCAGGCACAGCCTGACAAAGGAGCAATTCACGCGGTTCAAGCAGATCTTGCGAGAAATCGCAAGACACATTGGTTCCACTCTTGGGCCTTACAACCCAGAAGAGTGGAAGTGCAAGCATGGACCTGGTGCTGTCGCAGAGAGGATAAAATCCTCTAAGTATCATTCCATGGTTTGGAATGATGAAGTCGACACCGTGTTTCCAGCCGATAGATTCGCTTTCGCGAGCCCGCTCGGTTGGGTCGATGAAGGACAAAACTTGCCATACGATGATAATCCATCATCTCGGCTTGTTGCTGTCCCTAAGACATACCTCAAACCTCGGTTAATAGCCGCCGAGCCTGTCTCTAAGATGTGGTGCCAGCAGAACATCTGGCATTACTTCAAAGAACGGGCTGAGGCGACCTGGATCGGTGACTTCATCCGTTTCACGGACCAAAGTCAGAACCAGAACCTTGCGCTTGAGGGATCGGAAACTGGTCAATCGGTAACGATTGACCTTTCAGAGGCATCGGACAGAGTAACTACTGACCATGTCTTGGCTTTGTTTGTAGAAGGAAACTACCGACTACTGCAAGCACTCCGATCAACACGGACCCGTTACACGAACATTGATTCCGACGCGACTGGTTCTCACCAGATCGTGAAGTTATCAATGTACGCTACAATGGGTAACGCCACAACCTTTCCGGTAGAATCCCTAGTCTTTCTCTGGATTACCCTTTCGGCGACCACGTTCTGGTGGTCACTTAAGGGAGAGAAAGTCAAGATTTGGGACTTATACAGACAGGTGTCCATATTTGGGGACGACCTAATCGTGCCTAAGTACTGTGGGGATTTCGTGATGGACTGTCTTGAATCCTTTGGGTTCAAGATCAACCGCGATAAGACATTCTCAGAAGGAAACTTCAGAGAGTCTTGCGGTGTTGACGCCTTTGGTGGACACGATGTCAC